GATGGGGAACATGCTTCGCTTGTGGCTCCAGAACACCTCCAGATGGTAGGGACGTATTGCCTAAGACACAATCGTCGCTTACAGAGGCTCCTGTGAAGCCTGAGAGCATATTCAGCACAGATTTGTCCGATAGGAAGATAAATAAGGACACATGTGTGCGTTATGGTGTTGGATGGAGAGGTGATGACTTAGCCTTTCCCATTGGAGACAGCTACAAGCTTCGTGTCAACGGAGACAAGCAATTTAAAATCATTGGAGACTTCCAAGCTGACAAGCGTTTGTTTGGGCAAGAGCGTTTCCCTGCCGGACAGAAATACATCATCGTCACAGAAGGTGAATTTGATGCAATGGCAGCACATCAGATGATGCAATCAAAAACACCCTGTGTCTCTGTACGTAATGGTGCACAGAGTGCTGTGAAGGATTGTAAAGAGAATTATGATTATCTGGACAGCTTTGAAACAGTTGTCTTCTGCTTCGACAGTGATGCGCCAGGACTAGAAGCACAGGCAAAATGCTGTGAGCTTTTCTCACACAAAGCCAAGTACATGATACATCCTGAAGGATTGAAGGATGCCAATGATTATTTGTTGAAGCATAAGAGTGCTGATTTTGTACAAGGCTTTTGGCGTGCACAGAAATGGACTCCTGACGGTATTGTCTGCGGATCTGCGTTATATGATGATGTGATGAAGCCGTTGGAAAAGGCTGATTGTCTCTATCCATTCGATGGTTTGAACAAACTCACATACGGCATACGTAAACACGAACTGGTGACAGTGACAGCCGGAAGCGGGCTTGGGAAGAGTCAATTCTTACGTGAAATCATCTGGCACATCCTGCAACAAACAAACAGCAATATTGGCATGATGTTCTTGGAGGAAAGCACAAGAAAGACAGGCCTGTCATTGATGTCGCTTGCTGCAAACAAGCCACTACATCTTCCTGACACTGTAGCAACACAAGAGGAGAAAGACCTTGCGTTTAAAGCAACACTTGGCACTGATAGGCTGTTCCTTTTTGACCATTTTGGCTCCAGTGATGTTGATAATATCGTCAATCGTGTCCGATACCTTGCCAAGGCCACTGGATGTGATTATGTGTTTGTCGATCACATTTCTATTATCGTGTCGGCTCAATCAAATGGCGACGAACGTAAAGCCTTAGATGAGATAATGACAAAGCTCCGTATGCTTGTGCAGGAAACAGGCATTGCATTGGTGGTGGTGAGTCACTTAAAGCGTCCGGAAAGCAAAGGACACGAAGAAGGTGCTGCAACATCATTAGCACAATTACGTGGCTCAGGCTCTATTGCACAATTGTCTGACATGGTGATAGGACTTGAACGGAATGGACAAGCTGAAGACGTGAATGAACGCAACACAACACGTGTCCGTGTGTTGAAGAACAGATTCAGTGGTCAAACAGGCCCTGGATGTAGTTTGCTTTACAGCCTGTCTACGGGTAGGATGGTGGAAGTTGATGAGGAGGATTTATGATTATTGGCAAGAAAGACTATAAGGTTAAATTTTCTCTGCTAAATCTCGGTGGTGCGTTTAAATTTAATCCGTATTTCTGTAAGCACCGTCAGAAGAAAGATTTTAGTTTTTGGCTTGATGTAAACGCATTTTTTATGAGTCTATTCTTTCAGAGAGACGAAGCCACTTGGTATACTATGCACATATCTTTCTTTGGATTAGCTGTACCAGAACACGGTAATGTTGCCTTGTTAGGGTTTGAAAGGAGCCACTCTTGGGAAGACTTAGGATTGCTTCAATCTGAATACGAGTTTGAAGATCATCATTTGTGTGATTTGATCGAATCATCAAGGAAAACATACTCCATAAACTTCTTGTGGATTTTTGATGTTGCGTTTAGCGTAAGCACTTATTTTGATTTTGGAGACGATGCGGAATGAGCGAACGCAAACGATTTGATCGTGAACTATTCGATAAGTATGACAAGGCTGCTCGTGAAGCTACCACGAGTGTGTTGAAAGCAAAGGGCTATGATGTCATTGAACATCCTGACAGATATGCACAGGATCTGATAGCATACATGCCCCTGGACGACTTTGAATTTCATGTTGAATGTGAAGTGAAGCGTGTGTGGAAAGAAGCAGAATTTCCTTACGATTCTGTACAGCTTCCACAACGCAAACAGAAGTTCTTTGACGGCAAGACACGCTTCTTCATCTGGAATGAGCCGTTGACACATGCTGCCACATTCTGGTGTAATGATGTAAAGGATTTAACACCTGTGGAAGTGCCGAACAAGTATATGTTCAAAGATGAATTCTTCTTTCAAATTCCTTTAGAAGTGGTGGAATTTATTAATGTTAACACTTGACATTGAAACAGACAGCAAACAAACAGTGATTTGGTGTTGCTGTTGTGAAGATGTTGATACAGGCGAGATGTACACATTCACCACGCCTGATGGTTTACAAGCGTTGATAGACAGCCACACCCACATCATCGGCCATAACATCATTTCCTTTGATGCTTATTGGCTGCGTATGTTGTGGGACATTCGCATTATGCCAAGCAAGGCTGTAGACACGCTTGTCATGTCACGCCTACTCAATCCCACTTTGCAAGGTGGACATAGCCTCCGTGCATGGGGTGAACGACTGGGCGAACATAAACTAGACTTTGAGGAGTATGACGGTGGACTATCGGAAGAGATGGTGGCCTATTGCCAGAAAGACGTTAGAGTCACGACAGCACTATATAGAACACTTCAGGATTCCTTTAAAGAATGGACGGATTCGAGACAAAGTATTGCTTTGGAGCATCAAGTGGCGATTGAAATGGCTAAACAAGAGCGCAATGGTTTTAAACTGGATGTATGTCATGCTCAGATACTACACGCTCAGTTGTCGGATAGAATGGGTGTCATTGAAGACCAGATGCAATCAGTGTTTGAGCCAATTGTTGAAGAACGTTGGTCTGAGAAAACAGGCAAGCGTCTTAAAGACAAAGTGACAGTGTTCAATCCTGGAAGCCGTAAGCAAATTGCACATCGCCTACAGCAGCTTGGATGGAAGCCACAGAAGACAACAGAGAAAGGATCTGTTGTTGTTGACGAAACAACATTAGAAGATGTTGACATTCCAGAAGCAAAGCTCATTGCTGAATACTTAATGATACAAAAACGTGTCGGTCTAATCGACTCATGGCTGAAATATGTCGATGAAAAGACATTTCGTGTACATGGCGGTGTCATCAGTAATGGTGCTGTGACAGGACGCATGACACATCACAATCCCAATTTGGGACAAGTGCCATCAGTGACCAAGCCATACGGTGAGGAGTGTCGTAAGCTGTTCACTGTCGATGATGGAAATGTATTAGTCGGTACAGACTTGGCAGGTATTGAATTACGTTGCCTTGCACATTACATGCAAGACGATGAATGGACAGAGGAGTTGTTAAATGGGGACATCCATCAGAAGAATGCAGATGCCGCAGGTATCACACGCCCTCAAGCGAAGACCCTTATCTACGCAACCTTATACGGAGCAGGGCCATCAAAGATTGGCAGTATTGTGGGTGGTGGGGCGAAAGAAGGGAGTGCCGTACTACATCGGTTTTACTCAAACACCCCTAAGCTCAAACAACTTATGGAGAAAGTGCAGAAGGTGGCGGCAAAAGGGTATGTACCAGGCCTTGATGGTCGTCGTATACTTATCCGATCCGAACACGCCGCACTCAACTCTCTCTTGCAGGGATGCGGTGCTATCATTGCCAAACAGTGGTGTGTTGAGGCACACAAAGTCTTCAAGCAAAAACGCCTACCCGTTAGACAGGTTGCGTTTGTGCATGACGAAATCCAAATTGAAGCAGAGGAGAAATATGGTGAAGAAGTTGCATCTATCATGTGCAATGCGGCCTCACAAGCCGGGCTTACCTTGGCATTCCGTTGCCCAGTAGATGCGGAAGCAAAAATTGGCAAAAATTGGTTTGAATGTCATTGACATTATGTTATAATACTATCTACTCACCAATAGGAGAATGAGTATGTCTAATCAAGTGAAGTTTAATGCTACACTCATGTACACCTACCTTGACATGAAGGATGAAGAGGGATCGCCACAGGCGTCTCAATATCCTGATGGAAAGTACAAGGTGACACTTGCCAATCTGAACGAGGCGGCCGTAGCAGCCATTGAAAGCCTTGGTCTTAAAAACCCACCTAAATTCAAGAACGATGACTTGGGAGTTGTACTCACTCCTAAGAGCAACATCGCCATTGAAGTGGTGGACGGGGACGGGAACACTATCCCAGGATCTGCGGTAGGATGGGGAACAAAAGCCTCTGTTCTTCTTGGAGCTTACGACTGTAAGTATGGCCGTTTTTCAACAATTAAAAAGATTGTAGTGACAGAGCTTGTTGCGCCGCCTACATCTGAAGAAACTGTTGACACTACAGAAGAAGAAGCTCTGTAATGTCGTATAGTGTAGCAATCATTGATGCTGATATTCTAGTGTATAGATTTGGCTTTGCGTGCCAGAACGACGACGAGAATACGGCCATTCGTACCATCGCACATTTCCTTGAAGATTTGGTGATGATTGATTTGCCTCAGTGTCAACGGTGGTCGCTACACTTAACAGGGAAAGGTAATTTCAGGGATGAGATTGCCGTTACAGCCCCGTACAAGGGCAACCGTAAATCAGAAAAGCCGAAGCATTATTCCCTCATTCGGGACTATCTGTTTTATGGTTGGGATGCTGTTATTTGGAATGGTATGGAAGCCGATGACGCAATCGCAATTGAGGCCACAGAGCTAGGTGACAAGTCTGTCATCGTGTCCCTCGATAAAGACTTGGATCAAGTGGTAGGATGGCACTACAACTTTGTCAAGAACAAGCTTTATTACGTCGATCAAGCAACAGCATCCTTCAACTTCTACAAACAATTCCTTGTTGGCGATGCCGTAGACAACATCAAAGGCGTCTATGGCATCGGCCCGAAGAAAGCGGATAAGCTTTTAGAAGGCAAGACAGAAGAGGAAATGTGGGAAGTGGTGGTTGAACACTTGGGGCATGAACGGGCTATGGAGAATGGACATCTCCTATACATGCTGAGATCAACACAAGACAAATTCAAGCCGCCCGTAGGGATAACGGCATGACACGTGGCGTGAAGAACAAAGCAGGAGACACATGGACAACGGCAAGATACTTCAGCTTCATTCGCAGCGCATTGCGCCGTGCGTGGACTAAGTATCCTGTCCGTTACCAAGTGATGGATAAGGCTCGCAAGCCGTATACAGGGAATGATAAGCGTACTAAATGGGTGTATGAGTGTGCATCATGTCACAATCTGTTTAAATCAACGGAGGTGAACGTAGATCACATTACACCGGCGGGCACGTTGACGAAGTACTCCGACTTGCCTGGATTTGTACAGAGATTGTTTTGTGAGCAGGAGAATTTGCAAGTGCTGTGTAAATCCTGTCACGATGTAAAGACGAAAGAGGAACGCAAGAAATGAATCCATTTGATGATGAAGACAAGATTTACATTGCATTTGAAGTGAGAGGACATGGAAAGGAAAGTCTTTTCCGTGCTGAGTATGATGATGATGTGCATTGGTCTGAACTGTTAGATGATGTGATCGGCCAACTAGAAGCAACGTGGGGATATTCTTTCGACGTTCCTTTAGAAACACCAGGCGGTATGGCAGGTATTTATCACGTAGGTAAGAAACGTGAGACCGAATGACATGCAAGTGGGCGGTGAGCATTACACATCCAAAGACATCCAACCGTGGGCAGCCATGGAAGCGTGGATGTCTGAGGAGGCATTCAAAGGCTACATTTGGGGCAATGTAATCAAATACATAGCGAGATGGGAAGACAAAGGTGGGAAACAAGACTTGGAA